CGATGTTGACGTCGTACTCGTCGCGCCCGAACGGCTGTCCCGTCATCGGGTTGATGGCGTCCTTGTTGGCATAGGCCACGACCGCCTGGTCTGCGTACATCTCGCCACGGGCGATGCCCTCCTGGACGTTGTACTTCTTGACCTGCTCGTTGCGGTGTCCGACCATGCGCGTCTGGATCGACGCCATGTTGCGCGCAAGGACGGGCGCGAACATTCGCCTCTGCGTCTCGGTCTGGAGTCCGTCCATCGCCGTCGCGCCGATCTGCGACAGGCGTTCGGACGCGGCCTGGAACTGCGTCTCCGATTCCTTCCCCTGCGTTGACAGGTAGGCGCTCGAGAGTTCCCCGAACTGCGTCAGGACGGCGACGTCGGCCTCCTTCGCCGCCGCCTCGTCGAGCGCGTCCTGAAGGCTCGAGCCGACGCGGAACGCCACGTTGCCGGCCTGCGTCATCGTGCGCCCCAGCTCGATCTGCTGCCTCGGCGCGAGGTTCTCCATCGGCGCGACGCCGGGAGCTGCGAACTGGCCGATGTCGCCGCCGCCCTGCGGTGCGACCTGCGGAACGAATGTCGAAGGTACGGTCGGCATGGATCAGAGCCTCTGCGTTGACACGCCGGACAGGAGTTCCTCGATGCGCTTGTTGCGCGCCCAGTTGCTGCCGATGTCGGCGGCACTTCCGAGCAGACTCGTCCCGAGTGCGAGTCCGGGGTAGATGGTGTTCGCGGTCGCGCGCATGTTCTGCGCGGAGATGTCGCTCATCATCGCCTGCGTCCCGATGTTGAACGCCTGAAGCTTCGCCGCCTCCTGCGCGCGCACGTTCGCCGCGCTCATTGACAGGCGGTCGATCTCCGTCGTGATGTCCATGCTCGCGATGACTTCCTTCGCGGAGCCGACGCCGAGCTGAAGGCCGCGACTTGCCATCGCAGCCCGTGCGCCGGCGCGAGCCTGCGACCGCTGCGCGAGGAACGCGCTTGTCCGCTCCTGCCCCGCGCGACCGATCTCGGCGGCCGTGTACCTCGCCGCACGCTGGTTGACGCGGCCCATCTCCGCAGCAAACGCCTGGTTCTGCGCCTGCATGCGGAGCTGGTTCTGCTGGCTCTGCGCCGCATAGAACGACCCGATGGCCCCGGTGACGGCACCGAAGATCGAGACGATAGGGCCAGCCATCTCCAGACCCTGCGCCACGCCGCTCGCCCAGCTCGGGGCGGCCCCGGCATCTGCCGTGCCGACGAGGAACGTCGAGGATTCGCCGTACAGAGGACTTTGTGCGCCTGCCTGTAGTGCCATGTCAGCCTCCGATTACGACCTCGAGCGTGACCCCGACGATGGTCAGCGGCAGCGGGTCAGACTGCCGCACGAACAGGTATCCGTCCGGGTTCCACGACGGCTTCAGGTCGATGCCGATCTCCTCGGTCTTCAATGCCGGCGGCGAGCCATACGGCTCGGTCGTGCGCTGCTTGAACTCAATGAGCTTCGTGTCGGACGGCCCAGCGAAGATTCCGCTCGAGCGATACACGCGCAGGTACGCCTTGTTGAGGTTCTTGTTCCTGCCCTGCCCGAACGCCTCCATCTGGATAATCATCGGGAGCGTCTTCAGGTCGGACTGATAGGGCAGACCGACCTGCACGACAGTCGCGGGACGGTCGAGTGTCACCGATCCGGACGACACCACGCGCTGCGTCATCACCGCGCCATCGCCGAGGATCGACACCGTCTTGCCATTCAGGTGCGACAGGCCGCCGACCGTATCTCGCGCCCAAGCCCAGGTCGTGGTCGGGACGCCCCGAAACGCGGTGCCGAGCGTCTTGTCGACGCGAGCCGTGGCAACGGTCGTGGACGAGGTCGAGAGGATCGTCAGCCTGTACTTGGTGCCGTCCGTGTCCGTCAGGACGATGACGTCCCCGACATCGGTCGTGGCCGGCCACGCGAACGTGGTCGCGCTGGCGGTGATCGTGAGGGTCGCCGCCGGCGTCCAATCGCTCGCGGTCGTGACGGTCACGGTCGTTGCCGTGGTGTTCGTGCCGTCGTAGGTCAGGCCGCTGTCAACGAAGAACGCATCCTCGAGCGCGTCGAAGTTGCGCGACGCCATGCGCTCGACGTACCGCTTCGTCGAACCACCGATGGTGCGGTTGACCACGACGTACAGGTAGTCCTCGTCTCCCTCGGAGACGACCGTGCAGCTCTCGAACGCGCCGTCAGTCTGGTGCTGGTGCCACGCACCGACCTGCTGCTCCGGGATGTACGTCAGCCCGAGCAGCTTGCCGCTCGTTGACACGAACCACAGCAGCGGCTGCGGAGCCTTCGCGTAGCACATGTCAACGATCTCAAGGTCGTCGAACAGGTGCGCCGCACGGATCGACAGGTCGCCCGTGATGAACCCGCTCGACTGCCAGGAGTAGCCGAGTTCGCGCACGTGGCCGCCGCGAGCGGCGCAGTAGACGACCGCGTTGTTCACGACCACGGGCTGCACGTTGTTCGATCCGATGTACGACTGCGGACGAACCGAGATCGTGGTCGGAGTGAGCGCGTCGCTGTTGATCGGCGAGACTCGCCACTCGGCGGCATTCGTCAGCGCCAGAAGCTGCGTGAGCGGGACGAGGTGCTGGATCGTGTTGTTCTCGCGCGCGGCGACCTTGATGTTGATGCGGTCGGTGTCGAGCAGCGGAGTGTGGTAGATCATGGAACTCTCGGTTCCAGACTCCGTGAACCACATCGACTGCGGTGCCGCATTCGGGCCGGCGAACACGCGGCGCTGCTCGTAGTAGGCGACCGCTCTCGGGTACTGCGTGTCCAGAGAGATGTCGTTGTTCGGGAACGTCACGCCGAGATCCGGCGCGATGTTGTTGTCCTCGAACGATGTACCCGTCGTCGTCCCGATCAGGGCAGCGATGAATCCGGGCGTTTCCTTGTAGATGCGGTACGAGGCAGCTCCGGATACCGCCGGCCACGAAAGCAGGTTGTACGAACCAGGAACGTCGAGATTGTTGAACACGGATCGCAGATCGATGTCCGTACTCTCGCGGCCGTCTGCCGTGACCGATGTCACGCGGTACGTCTGCTTCGGGTACGCAGTCGATCCAGCCTGAACGTAGCCTCCGCTGCTGTATGCGCCGAGTGTCGCCGTGTTGATCTGCTGTCCGGTGTCGTACCTCTTGATTTTGAACGTACTTCCTGTTGCGTCAAAGACGGTGTAGAAGTTGTTGTTAATCGTGTTCGGGTTGGTGAACGTCAACTCGCCGATGAAGACGACGTCGCCGTTCGTGAATCCGTGATCGGTCACCGTCGTGAAGACGCCCGGACTGCCGATTGCGACCGCCGTGATGTTGAGCGCCCCGCCACGGTACGGTGTTCCGCTGATCGGCGAAGGCGAGTTGATCGGCGAATTGAAACTGATGCTCGTCAGCGTCCAATCCGTCGCGCCGTACCGCCGTAGCTCGCGCGCGGCATAAGACGGATGGACGAGCGTGACGATGTCGCCGCTCTGCACGTAGTGGATGTCGAACAGGTCTGCCGCCGCGTATGGGTTCGGGATCTCAAGAATCCCCGCCGGCATCGCGTACCAGTAGGTTGCGTTCGGCGGCGCGTTGCCCGTCGTGGCCGCGATGCAGTAGTAGTTCACGCCGCCGCTCGCGACGAGGTCGCCGACGTCATATGCGGTCGCGCCGTTGTAGGCAGCAGGCGTTCCCGGCCCGACAGTCGCTCCCTGCGTGTGGAAACGGAAGTACCCGGCTCCCATCTCCACGACCAGCGTCTGGGTCGGGCTGAACTGGAACGGGATCAGACGGGTCGCGGACGCGCTGTTCTTCACCTCGCGCACGAACGCGAGGCCGGGACGGTTCTCCACCGCGCCCTGCGGGAGCGCGATGAAGTTGAGCATCGTCGATGCGCCCGTCTGGTACTTGGCGTCGTCGATGCGCCCGAACATCTCCGGGCTGATCTCGCCGCCTGCGAACGAGCGATAGTACGTCCGGGTGCTTGGCATCGGTCAGCGTCCTGAAGTCCAGGGGACGATGTGTTCGACCTTGACGTCGCGCTGGTTCGCGTCGGACGCGCGCGCCTGCTGAAGGTACAGCAGCATCATCTGCGCGCACTTCTTTGCCTCGGCGGAACCCTGGTCGCCCTTGATGACGGGGCCGGCGAGCATCGACGCGAGGTGCCACGACAGCGCCATCGTGAACAGCGGGTCGAACTTGGTCGGGTCGTTGACGAGCGCCTGGTACCGCAGGAGCGCGTTCTCCTGGTCGGTGTACAGCACCTTGTTCCCGAGCGTGTCAGTCTCGATGGAGTACCGCTGCGGCACGTACTGCCCAGCGGCGAGCATCGGCGAGAAGTTCGCGTTGTAGTACGGGTATTCCGCCGGCGAGAAGCGCGTCGCGTAGTCATTCTGCGCCTCGGGCGGAAGGACGGCAACGGCGGTCATCATGTCGCCGGGAACCGCGTATGCGTACTTCCACATCGTGTACGGCATGGTGACCTGCGCGAGCGAGGCTCGGCGCGAGGCGAAGTTCCATGCGTGCGTCTGAAGGAGGGTGTCGCGCGCGATGGGGTAGAACCGCGCGCAATGCTCGGCCTGCGCCGATCCCTCCGGAGGGTCGATGCTGGCGACGGTCGCGTCGTCCCCGAGGTGCGCGAGCGCGAGGTTGCAGATGTCAACGACCGATGCCATGCCGGCCTCCTATCAGGAACAGGAGGGGCGTCGAGGTTTCCCGCCGACGCCCCTCCTGTCAAGTCACAATCCGAGGATCACTCCGTGACGGAGGCTTCGGCCGTCTTTCCCTTCCGAAGTCGCAGGGGCGGCATGTCGGATGCCTTGACTTCCGGAGCTGAACCCGCGCCCTCGAGGTACTCGAGATTGAGGTTGAGCGGCCCGTCGTAGTCGAAGACGTCTCCGGCCTGCCGAAGCCCATTGTCCACGAAGCAGAGAACCTTTGCCTTGACCTTCGCCATGAGTTGCTCCTATCAGCTGACCGTGAAACCACCGGCGTACACGCGGCGATCCTGCATGTCCAGCACGATGTCGGCGCGCACGGTGCCAGCCGTGAACGTGCCAACCGTGGTGAGATTCGCGCCGAGGTAACGCTGGAGCGCACCACCGAGCTGCTGCTGCGGAGTGATTCGCACCGCGATCTGCGCGCCGGCCGTGAGCTGGGCGGTCAGAATCGGGCCGACCTCGCCGCACATCAGCGGAGTGGTGTCAAGGTCGTCGGTGCTATCGGTGACGGCCTGGAAGGCCACGGAGGTTCCGCCAGCGAAAGCGACGGTGACGGTGAAGATCAGGAGCAGGTCGGTGCCTGCGCCGATGTCCACAACCTGAGTTCCCTGCCCGATGGTGTACAGGCTGCCGCTAGCGGTAGCCACGTAGTTGGTGTTGG